GAATATAACAATTTAATAAAAATTAAATAAATGAAAACTACAGAAGAATTAGCTGAAATTAAAACAGCACTTAAAACAGCAAATAAAGTTGTTTATGAATTAGAAGTACCAATAGATGAAGATGAAACTATCTTTGCCACCTTATTTCTTAAAAAACCAGATAGAAGCATATTAAGTATGCTTACAGCACTTATCAATAAAGGAGATATGTATAGAGCAATCGATGCGTTTTTAAAGGCTGTATATATTGGTGGTGATGAATTATCTATTGTTACAACTAATGATGATGCGTTAATCGCATGTGAATCAGCTGTTGTTCAGATGATTGAAAGAAAGAAAGTGACACTAAAAAAGTCATAAAGTCATATGAAGATTTAATTGAGGTGGACTTCATTGCTCAATATGACTCATTAATCAGATTTTATCATCATGTGGAACCAAAAACACTTTCTGATAAGCAATGGAGTAAACAAGCATCTGAGATTCTTTGGAATTTAAGGTTCAATGGTACATTACTAAAAGATAAAAATTCCAGCACTTAATTGAGTTGGAATTTATCATTTAATAACCTTAAGTAATATTTAAGGAATAGTAGTATATATTAATAAGAACAATAGCTTAAATCAAACAAAAACATGGCTGAAATTAAAAATAAATTAACCGTAGATACCAGTTCTTTCAGAAGAAGTTTAAAAGAAGCAACATCAGATGTTGACGGATTAAAAAAAGGAATATCTGGTATGGCATCAATTGCCAGTGTAATTGGGATTACTCTTTTAGGAAATGATTTGGTTAAAACAACAGCTAACTTTCAAGGATTAAGAAATCAAATAAATTTCGCCTCTGGAAGTGCATATGATGGTGGTAAAAATTTTGAATGGATTCGTCAAGAATCAAATAAATTAGGTTTAGATTTACAAACAAGTGCTGAAGCATTTGCTAAATTTGCTGGTGCTGCTAGAGGTAGTGCTATCGATGGTGAGGGAGTTAAAGATGTTTTTCATGGTGCATCATTAGCTGTAACAGCAATGCATTTATCAGCTGATGATGCAAGTGGTGTTTTTTTAGCATTACAACAAATGTTATCAAAAGGAAAAGTTTCAGCAGAAGAATTAAATAGGCAATTAGGTGATAGATTACCTGGTGCATTTGGAATAGCATCAAGAGCAATGGGTGTAACTCAAAAAGAGTTAATTAAAATGATGAAAGCTGGTGAATTAATGTCTGAAGAATTTTTACCTAAATTTGCTGCCCAATTAAAATATGAATTAGGTGATGCTGCTGAAACATCATCAACATCATTAACTGCAAGTATTAATAGAATGAATAATTCATTCTTAGAATTAAAAATAACTTTAGGAGAGTTATTAATACCAGCAATAAATGATACTATTGCAGCTATGACTTCATTAGGTTCAATTGGTCAAGGATTAATTGAATTTTATAAGGAACATACTGTTTTAATTAAAGGATTAGCTGGTTTTTTTGGCACTTTGCTAACAGCTATATTATTATATAGAGCAAAACTGTTAGTAGTAGCAGCAGCACAATGGGTTTTAAACTCTGCAACAGCATTTTTTGTATCATTAGCACCAGGTGGTGTATTATTAGTTGCAGCTGCTGGAGCAACAGCATTAGCCGTAGGTATTTATGCAGCGTCAAATGCTCAAGATGAATTAAATAAAAAACTTGGTGAATTTGATTATTCAAAAGAAACTAAAACACTTACTGAATCAAGAAGAAGACAAGCTCAATTAGCTTCGCAAATAAAAGAAGATCTCGATAGTGTTGAATTTGATGATACATTAACCAAGAAAGAAAGATTAGGTAAATCAAATGAAGCTAAGAATTTTAAATTATTATTAAGTGATGAAGTTAAACATTTTAATAAATTAAAATTAGATAATGATAAACGTGTACATGATGCAAATCAAGCTAAAAAATCAACAGATAAATCAATTGCACCACCATCCCAAACTGAAACAGTACGTGAAAATATAACAATAAATGTTGCTAAGTTTATGGATTCAATTAAAATATATCCAGCTACCTTAAAAGAAAGCCAAGAAGAGATACAAACAATGATCATTGAAACGTTCCAAAAAATAATGATATCAGCTGGTGAAGCAAAATAATAAAATATGGATAATAGAAACTATACTGAGAATTCAGATATAATACCAATCAAGATAATTGATACTGCAACCAATTTAAATGTTGTTGCAGAAACAACATTACCTATTAATAAATATGGTAATCAAATAGCGTATGAGACACCAATTGTAGCTGATTTATATAACAAAAGAGGATATATCTTACCAGCAGTTAGAACTGTATTAAATAATGAAATAATAAATTTTGATTTATACAATACCAAAGAAGGTAAATTAACAATCGATGCTAGAGATGAAGGTAATCAAAATAAATCATCAAATTGGTTTGGTCTTCCTCTTTGGGATATTATTGAACTACAATATACACCAAAAAATATGGCCGCAATTATTGAGGTTGGATTAATAACCGTATCTCAAAGTAAGAACATCATATCAACACCAGTACAAGGATTAAATGGTAGTGTGAAAGAATATGTGTCTGATAATGATTATGTTATTACAATACAAGCAATGATTGTTGGTGAGGCTGCCGATTATTATCCTCAAGATAGAATGAAAACACTTAGAGAAATACTTAATATTAATGATACAATAAATGTTTATTCAACAATATTAAATAAGGTATTTGGTATTAATCAATTGGTTATTAATAGCTACGAGGCAGTACAAAAGGAAGAAGGAATGAGGAATGTCCAAATGATAAATATATCTTGTATGTCAGATACACCAGATATATATAAGATAATAATGCAAGCATAACATATGTTAATCTTAACATCAGAAATAATTGTTATTAAGAATAAGAAGAGTGTTGGTACCAAAGATACTCAACCAACTTATTCAACTAATTTTACCATCCCAACAAATGTGATTGATGAACTTAATAAAGATATGTTCAAAAACATTTATGATAGTGGTAGCGATGTTGCATTGGTATTTAGATTTGTTAATGAAATAGAAATAAACGCTGGTTTTAAGATGTTAACCAAGACATGTACTATAACACTCCCAAGAAGAATAAATTATGGTGGAGTAGCTAAATTAATGAATTCTGCTAATCCTATATTTGGCTATGGTGATAGAATTATTATTAGATGTGGTTATATCGATAACCACACAGGAAAAGAAGTTAATTCAATTAAAGAAATATTTAGAGGCTACATAACCAATATAGGATTAGGTACACCAACAACAATTGAGTGTGAGGATCAGATGTTTATTCTTAAACACATTCCAGCATTATTCCCAACATCACAATCACCTAAAGGTCTTAAGATTAAATTAAGTGAGTTGATGAAACAATTGTTAACCAATAATAATTATCTAAAAACAGAATATAATGTATTTTTATTTTCTGGTGCTGGTAGTGGAAACAAAGAAATAACATATGGTAATTTTATTCCAGTTGTTTTTGGAATTGGTGAAGCTGATATTGAGTTTAGTTATAGAACATCACAAATAAAATCAGTCGCATCAATACTCGAAGAATTAAAAACAAAATTATTGGTGTATTCATATTTTGATTATTATGGTAATCTTAGAATTGAACTACCATATTTCAATACGGATAAATTATTTGAATCGAACACCTTAAAATATCAAAACTTTTATCTGGGTGGAAACATAATTGATGATTCCAATTTAAAGTTTAAACTATATGAAGAAGAACAATCTCAAATAATTGTAACAAGTGCGCCAGAGATTAACGTTAAAAACAAAGAAAAACAACCAACATTAACATATATTTATCCAACAACCAAGAAAGGTGATTTCTTCGGTAGAACAACAACGTTTAATTTATCACCTGGTATATCAATGACTCAATTAGAAGAAATAGCAAAACAAGCATATAAGGCTGAAAGATATACAGGATATGATAAAGGATCATCATTCGAAACCTTTGGTGAACCAATGGTAAATATAAATGAAGGTGTTAGAATAAAGAACACCACTTATGATGATAAGTATCAACAGAATTATGATGAAAAAGAAGGTGATTTTTGTGTTGCACATATCACAAGAAAATTTGGAGTTAATGGATATAGACAAATAATAAGTTTAACAAGAAAATTAAATAAGTAAGATGGCTGATATAAGTATAATTAAAGATGTGATAATATCTATAGCAAAAAATGCTAGAGAAAATGATGATAATTCAGTTATCTATAATAACGTAATAACTGGTACTGTTGATCAAGTATATGCAAATGATGGTTATTGCAGTGTTCAACCAGATGATCCAACACAGGCTTATCTACCATATGTTGCATTAACCCAAGAAGCAAATATACCAACAACTATACCAAGCCAAGGAAGTAAGGTTACAGTATCTATGTATAATAATGCACAAGGATTTGTTGCTCAATATGGTACCGTAAGGCAAGTTAATCTTGCTGGTGGAAATATATCATTTGGTGGGTTGGTTAAAGTTGAATCCGCAACAGATAAAATAAATCTTATTGAAGATAAATTAAACACCGTGATTCAATGGTTAATTGAACATATGGTTGTCTTTAACACACATTCACATGTATCTGTTACATCTTTGGGTACACCAACACCACCAGTCCCGTTAGAAACAAAGTTAACTGAACCATTGTTGATAAAGACAAAAAAAGAAGAGTTAGAGAATACTGCTGTAACTCATGGTAATGGTGGAACTGATAGAAGTGAAGTTGATATCAAAGTATTAGAGAGTGAAATAAGTTCTATAGAAACACAATTAAATACAAAAGAAAAAGCGCAAATAAAAGCATCTAATGATGTAGTTAATAGTAAATCTAAAGGACCAGCGTATGATCAAAAAGTAAGGATATATGCAGAATTAACCGCTGATGTACTTGCACTACAAGCACAATTAAATCTTTTACAATCAAAATTAAAAAACTTATTAATTAATACAAAATGACAACACAAGATATAATACTTAATACAACAACACAAGATCTTTTGATTGAAAATGGAGATTTTGTTGTTAATAATAGTGAACAGCAAGAAACAAACCTTATAATCAATTTAAATCTGGGAAATCTATTTGAATATCCTTTGGTTGGAGTTGGAATAATGAATTATCTTGCTTCAACGATTTCTCCAATGAAATTGGAATCCATTATTCAACAACAACTTGAAAGTGATGGCTTTATCGTAGATTCAATTAATGTTAAAGGAAGCACAATAAAAGATATATCAATACAGGTACTAGCATCGCGTAAATAATGATTTCAACAAATAAACATATATCATCAATACTATCTGAAACATCTAACATATATGGTTCGTTGGATTATGTATTTCATTTATTGGAATTAAATCCTATTTATGAAATACTCGATGAATTACCAGTTAATACAGAACTGCAATACGATTCATTTAAGATACCTATTTATCTATCAACAGCGTCTACTATCACAACTAATGAAATAACGGTTGTAATGGGTGATAAACAGGATTTATTTGATATGTGTATTAGATACTATGGTGATTTAACCAATATAATCAATTTAATGGTTAATAATGATTTTGGTACATTTAGTAAAGATTTTGTTGGAACATTGATTAAGATTAAGAATCCAAATAAAGAAAATAAGTCCGTTAATTATTTTGATTTAAATAAAATAAAATTGGCTACAGGTTTGGATTATCATAAAAAAGGAAATGCATTCAATATTAGTTTCAACATAAGTTTTGATTAATTATAGTATATATAACATAGATAGCATAAATACAAATTAAAGAAAAATGGCCCAATTAAATAAATCACAATTATCAGCATTAACAGATAATTATATCTTCGAAAATACAACTGAATTAGTAACAGCTACTCATGTGAATGAATTAATTCACGATATTATAGATTCATATCCAAATAGCATCGATAATCCACCAGTATTTATATCTGGTACAAGTGGTAATTATTCTATACGAGCCAAAAATCCAAGCAATATAAATGCAATTGGTGATTATTCATATGCCGAAGGTTATAACACATCAGCAACAGGTAGTACGTCACATGCAGAAGGTGATAGTACGACAGCATATGGTGAGTCATCCCACGTTGAAGGAAATGCATCAATAACATATGGTGCATATTCACATGCCGAAGGTCTACAAACATTTGCTATTGGTGATAGCTCACATAGTGAAGGTGAGGCAACAATTGCCTCTGGTTATACATCACATAGTGAAGGACTTCAAACATTTGCTAATGGCGATTATTCACATGCTGGTGGGCAATATTCAAGTGCTAATGGTACCAACTCATTCGTGCATGGTAATAACTCACAAGCCAATGGTGAAAGTACAATTGTGTTGGGTGATAATATAACAGCATCTGGTGATAATACAACATATGTTGATAATCTAAATATAAAAACAATACCAAGTGGTATATCAGTTAATAATATTGGTTATGATTCTGATGGGAATATTATTCAAGGAACAACAGGTGGTGGAGGATCATTAAATAGTACTGAAATAGCATTTGGTAGTAGTTCTAATACGATAACATCATCATCATCACTTATTTGGAAGAATAATAGGTTAGGTATTGGAATAGATCCTCAAGGTGTCTTTGATGTACTGGGTGCAAGTAACACTAGGATAATATTAAATGATGCAAGCAACTATATGCAGTTATATGGTAGTAGTGGCGATGACACAATTTATTTTGATTATAGCAATCATGTATTATACATATATGCTGGAGATAATAGTTCTTATCAACAATCGTCAAGTGCATTTGATTTTTATAATGGTGTATTTTCAATACATAATTTAGGTGGAAATGGTGATGGATTGGTTGGTGTAGATAATTCTGGATTACTTAATTTCACATCGTTAAGTACATTTAGTACTGGTGATACATATACAACTGGATTCACTTATTCTGATAATGTATTATCAATAAAACAAAATTTAGATCAACCACAATTAAATGTTCTTATTGATACAATGACAGGATTAACTGTCAATGGTACATTATCCGCAACAACATTTGTTGGTGGATTTCCAGTACTAACACTTGATGAGGTTCTTATTGAAGGAAATATTTCATCACAAGAAATAATTATTTCTGATTTGATTAATTATGAGTCAAGATTCCAACATGTTGGAATCTTGTGGGTTAATTTAAGTACAAGTGGTAGTGTCAACTTAAATTTCAGTTCAGTTGTTAATAATTTACAAATTGATATACCAAGCGACAAGACAAGCGGAACATATGTTATGGCTCTAACGTCAGATATTGCAAATAGAAATATATCATCAGCACCAATAGGTAGTACAGATGATTCATTATATTATAACATTGGTGCTGAAGTGGTTGTTGCTGGAACAAATGATAATTATTTATGTCTTAATAACACCACAACAGCAGCTATTTGGGTTAATAAAAATAGCGAATATACACCATCATATTCAAGTGCTGGTGGTTCATCAATTACATCGTATCCATCAATGTATGTCATCGATGGTGATTACATCACCATTTATTTTAGATTTGATATTGCTTTTGGTGTCTTTACGCTTGATACTGTAACTATGGATATATCATTACCAACAAATGGAAGTAATGCTATATTACCACTAAATAATTTCGCATCAAATAACGTAGTTCATGGATCCACGTCAACAGATACTGGTGTTAATGATTGGATATACATAAATATGTACTCTTCAAGTGGTAATAAGGTAATAGTACTTGATTTACGAGTAACTGCGCCTAGTACAAGTGGTACAGTAACTGGTTCTGTACGTTTTAAATGGAATAACTAATAACGATATATGGCAAATAACACACACTTAATAACAACACGTCTACATGAGATTACTGGCACTATAGCTGGTACTTCATTTACCTTATTGAATATCAATTTCACATCAATAACAACTACAGTAATTATGGCAGCAATTGCTGCCACCACATCATTTATAGTGACTTATTCGCTTAAACAAATGGTTAATTATTTTAAAAAGTTTAGAATGAATAAGAATTAAAATACTTATTCTCTTGTCATCAAACAACACCAAATGGTGTCTACGATCAATTAAATTGGATATCTAACTACCCAGAGTGTAAATATAAGAATAATAATTTAAATAAACAAATTTATTTTTAAAATTAATAACATGAATAAAAATTATTGGGCTCCTGTGCCAAAAAAATGGAGAAAAATAGGTGATGCAATGCTTGCAGCAAGTATGACAACTGTAACATTTGCAATTGCAAATGATTATAAAATAATTGCAATTAGTAACTATTGGTAAATTTATAACTAATTTTTTTTCAGAATAAATAATCCGTTTCTAATTAATCATCATGGATAATAAACACATTTTCTCTTTAGATAAGAAAGGATTTGATTTGATTAAATCCTTCGAAGGATTATCACTTAAAGCATATGTCGATCCAGGTACTGGTAACATGCCAATAACAATTGGATATGGTTCAACGATGAAAGCTGATGGCTCAAGATTCAAATTGGGTGATACCATTGGTAGAGAAGAAGCTGAGAATTTATTATTTAATCAAATATTATATTATGCAAAAGGTGTTGATAACTTAACTAGAGATGATATAACTCAACATCAATTTAATGCGTTGGTATCGTTTTCGTATAATTGTGGGTTAAATAATCTTAAATCAAGTACCTTATTAAAATATGTTAATATCAATCCTAATGACCCATGTATTGAAAATGAATTTCTTAAGTGGGTTAGAGCTGGTGGTAAGGTAATGAAAGGTCTTATTACCAGAAGAACAGCTGAAGCTAATATGTATAAAACAATTTAATATGAGACACATAGCTAACATATTTATTATTATCATTCTTATTGCTTATATGCATGAGTATTCATCTTTACTTGAACAAAACTCACCTTGGATAATCAACATATTATTATTCATTCCAATTTTTGCTTTATTGGCAATCAACACTAATTTATTTAATAAAAATAAATGAATATACCAAGTAAGATATCATTGTCTGGAGTTACTTATCATGTTGAATACGATACTGAATTATGTAATGATGAAAAAGCCTTGGGATTATTCTTTCATCAAGATAAAGAAGTTTATTTAACCAAAAAATATAAAGGTAAAAGATTATCCAAATCAGAAATTGATAAAACATTCATCCATGAGGCTACGCATTGTATGTTACATAGATTAGGTAAATATAAATTAAATAAAAATGAAATATTTGTTGAAGATCTATCTCAATTGATATATCAACTTTTAAAACAAATATAAAGAATCTTAAATTTATTTATTTAAACCACTCAATTTCAATTAAAGATAAAAACGAAAAAGGCTCCAGAGAACCCAGAGCCTTAATCACTATGTCACCGCTTAACATCAGACGGTGATTATTCTTGTATGTATATCTTCCTTCTATATAATCCTTTTTCTTCGATTAAGACCTTATTATTTGTTTTTGGTACTTGTATACCACTTAGGTTATAGTAAGTGATTTTTGATATAATAGAATCATTTTTAATTTCATTTATAGTTGAAGTTGACGTGTCAATTGGTTCTGGTATAGTATCTATTATATGTTATTGGTATTTTGGTGATAACTCATAAACAACACATTGTTCGAATAATTCAGAGAATATTGAACTATCTTCACCAGCCAATCTGGAATAAAATTCTTCATCACTCATTTCTTCAATATTCTCTAATTCAACCACGTCACTTAAATCAGTTATTATTTCATCAATATCATCATATAATGATGTTATGTGTAGTTTAGGTGCAATACCATACATAAGTGTTAGTGTTTCATTTATTAAATCAGTAACGGCACCACTCTCTGATTCAGAAACAATGAATGAATCATGAATTGTAAAAGGATTGATACCAATAAGACCTAATTTTGTAAATATGATTGATATTACAACACCACTCTCAAGCGTAGTTAATTTGTTGGCAAGTGTCGAGTTATCCTTATCGTTTAGCATATCAATATAATTCATTATTTCTGGGAATAACTCACCAAAAAACACCTTTATCTTTCTATATGATTTTGTTTTTGAGAAAAATAGTTTAAAAGCTAAATCCTTCATTTCTTTTCTGCTGCGTTTAACGCCATATCTAGCTTTCCATTCTTGAATTAAGTATTCGTAAAATCCTGTTGTAACCACATCACGATATTTAACCAATTCATTCTCGGAAATTATATTTTCCGCTTTCAATAAGCAAAATAAAAAGTAAGGTTGGCTATTCTTTATATCAATGTGAAGCAACTTGTTTGGCGATTTGATAAATCTTCTTAATGAAGATGGCAAATTGGTTAAATTGGTATCTAAACGACCA